GTGTTAATGGTACAATCATTTCACATCTCAAATAGTGATACAACTGATACAAGTGAAGACGTGGTAATCCCTGCTAAATCACACATTAAAAATATTTTTGTTAATGTTGAGACAGCTTTCAATGCCGGAACAACTAATAAATTAGATGTTGGTATTGTTGGTAACTCAGACTTATATATTGATAATGCTGAAGTAGGAACACTAGGTACAGTTGCTCTTGGAGCAACAGCTCAATGTGCTGAGTGGAAAAACGTTGGAACTAGCGATGTTCGTATAGCAGCAAAATACGTTCCATCTGGATCAGCATCAAGTGCTGGTAAAGCTAGAGTATGTATTGTTTATTCCCAAGGAAGAAACCATACTGACTAATAAATAATTAATGTGGGGCTTCGGCCCCACACATAATTTAAATAGGAGAAAAATTAATGAGTACATATCCAGTAGATATTAAATCAACAACAGCTTCAGGCATTGCAGTTCACGATGCAGGCGGTGCAGCAGCACCAGGCAGAGCTTTAGGTCTTTATGTATCTAAAGAAGGTGGACAAGCTGCAACTACAGTTAAGATAAAAGATAACACAACTGTGTTAGCTGAATTTTTAATTCCAGCTACTAATACAACTAACGGTCCAGGTTCAACTGTGTACATGCAGTTTCCAGGAACAGGTTTTAGAGCACAAACATCTTTGAAGTTTGAGATTGTAACAACAGCTACTTCTGTAACGTTACTACACGGCTAGGAGTTTAAATGGCTACTATAACTTACACAGTAACCGTAGCAACGGGGACAACCCAATATGGAACCGGTAATAGATATTATATTAACGGTGAGTTAGCTCCTGTCTTGTATTTACAAGAGGGCAACACTTACATATTTGATCAGTCTGATAATACAAACGATACACACCAATTAGCTTTTTCTACAAATCCCAATAATGATCCAGCTGCATCTTATACAACTGGTGTAACATCTACAGGAACACCAGGAACTTCTGGAGCTAAAACAACAATTGTTGTAGCACCTGTTAAAAAAACTGGTGCACCTGTATTATTTTATTATTGCACAAATCACAGCAATATGGGTAACGCTGCACAAACAATTGCACCAACTTCTGGTGAAGCAGAATTTAATCCTCAAATAGATGATATTATTGAAGAAGCATATGAAAGAACGGGAGTTTTAGGAACTAGAACAGGCTATCAATTAAGGTCTGCTAGAAGATCATTAAATTTACTATTTTCTGAATGGGGTAATAGAGGAGTCCATCTTTGGAAAATTAAACTAGCAAAAATTCCTTTAGTAGAAGGTCAAGCAGAATATAATTTTGCATCTGACTCTGCTAACTTTCCAGAAGATATAGATCAAGTTTTAGAAGCTTATTATAGAAATAATTCTGATGCTACAGCACCACAAGATATTGCACTGACTAAAATAGATAGATCGCAATATTCACAAACACCAAATAAATTAGCAAAAGGCACACCCTCACAATATTATGTAGAGAGAAAATTAAATCCAAGTATATTTTTATATACAACACCAAGTTCAAGTGTATCAAGCACAACAACACCAACTAATTTTCAATTTTGTTTTTATTATTTAGCTAGAATACAAGACGCTGGTTCTTATAATTTTACATCAGATGTAGTTAATAGATTTTATCCTTGTATGATGTCAGGGCTTGCATATTATTTAAGTATG